TCGGAGGGCCAGGGGGCCGCCGCATAGGACGGGACGGCGCAGACGAGCTGCCAATACGACGACGACGACGGGGCGACGTCGAAGCTGGGGAGCAGGGCGATCCACCACTGGCCCGAATGAGCGACCACCTGCCCGGGGAAATAGGCGGCCTGGGAGGACCAGTCCGGCACCGTCGTGGGCCAGTATGCGGTCTGGATGGTGACGACCGCACCGTTGAACGCCCCGGCGGCCACGGCCTGCATCATCGTGCTGGAGGTCCCGGGAAACAGGGCGTCCTGCTGGAACAGGGCGGTGACGTCCATCGAGTTGGCGCTCGGGCGGTATTCGGCGGAGTTGGCGAAGGGCCCCCTCTCCCACGCCCCATACTTGCTGGAGTAGAAGGTATTGCCGCCGTAGGCAATGTCCACGTTCGTCCCGTAGACCGAACGGATGACAAGGCCGTTGGAGATGGCGACCGAAATCAGGTCGGCACGGCCCCATCCCTCGTGGGCCAGCAGGAACGACTTGAGGAGAGGACTGCAAGTGGATTTCATAGCAGGACGCTCCGCAGTTTGATTGTATGGCACGACCACACGGCCTGGAGTTCCAACTGGAGGTCGTCGAGGTGGTCGTCCAGGAAATGCATCCTTTCGTAGAACGCCCCCGTCCAGGTGACGGGCTGGTTGGCGGAAGGCACGTAGCCGTTCTTCCAGGAGAGCGTCCCGTACTGGTCGATGGCCCAGTTGGAGCTGCCGAGCGTGCTTCCGCCCACCTTGATGGTGGGGGCGGCCTGGAAGTTCTGGATGAGGTCCCACGCCCCCCCGGCGACCAGGGTGCGGTAGACCAGGAAGGTCTGCGTGCCCGTGCCGTCCGTGGTTCCGATTTGCTGGCCGTAGACGTTCCCGTCCCACAGGGGATCCCACAGGAAGTCCGAGGCCGAGCCGAGCACCCTCATGTAGAAGTCCGTGAAGGCCTGCCAGTAGAGCCCGTCCCCCGTGGCGTCGCCGAGCATGTAGGAGATGTCGATTTCCGTGTTCCAGCGGGGGAAAAGCCGGGTCGGTATGCGCAGCTCGCCCCGCCCGCTGACCGGGGTCTGGGTCAGGGTGGCATACTCCGGCGTCCTCTTGAGCGGGAACGTCCAGTTCATCGCACCAACTTGAAAACTCGGAAAAACCAGAAGGCTCATGCTATGCTGACCCCCATCCTGCTCATCTTGCCCTTGATGAACGACATCATCTCCGCCCCGTGCTTCTGCGGGTTGAAGGGCTCCGAGATGACCGGGCTGTAATGGATTCCGCCGTTTATGGTAGTCCCGCCGCCTCCGCCCTCGTGGGCAGCGGCCCTCTGGATGAAGTTGGAAAGGTGGGAGGGCAGCGTCATCTCCTCGGCGTGGCCCAGGAACATCCCCGTCTCGCCGTGGATGCCGCCCTTCTCGAATGCGCCGAAGGACATCGCCTGCGCAAAGGCCGCAGCCGCCATTGCGGGGGCCTCGGCCAGGTTAGCGGGGAAGGGAACGGCTATCATCACCTGGGCGAACTCGGCCGCAGCCGCCACGCCTGCCTGGCTGGCGACCTTCACCCTGTCGGCGGCGACGAGGCCGGGGTCGGGGGTGTCGTCCATCGCCTTCCCCATCAGCTTCATGGCCAGCTTCTTCAGCTCGGCGGCAATGAACTTTGCCAGCTTCTCCTCCTCCGCCATGATGCTGAAATTCTTCGTCCTGGTGGTGCTGGCAATCTCCATCTCGGCGGTCTTGAGGATGATGGCATTGGCCTGCGTGGCGAAGAAGTTCCTGAGCCCGTTGCGGGTCATCAGCGCACGCTGTATCTCGGCGGTTTCCTTGTCCCTCTCCCGCTCGGCCTTGTCGGCCTCCCGCTTATCCCTGTCCTCGTCCTCCTTGGCCGCCTTGCTCTTTATCTCCGCCATCCTCTGCTGGTGCTTCGCCTCAAGCGCCTCAAGCTGTGCGGCTATGGTGGATGCCGACAACTCGTCCAGGGCCCCGATCTCCTCGACGTACCGCTTCTCTATGGCGTACTTCTCGTCCTCCGCCATCTCCTTGAGCTGGACGCTCGGGTCCTTCGCCCCCGAGACCATCGTTTCCGCCGAGGCCATCCCCCCTTCCTTCTCGGCCTCTATCCGCTTGCGCAGGTCCTCCTTGTCCTTCTCCAGGGCCTCCTTGTCCGGGGCGACGAGCTGCGGGCGCTCCCACTTGAGGGACTTCTCCTCCCTCATCAGGCTTATCGTCTCGCCGTACTCCCTATTCAGGAAGCGGCGCAGGTTGAGCTGCTCCAGCTCCGGGGCGGAGCCGAATTCCTTGCGGATTTCCCTCTCCACTTCGAGGTAGCTGCGCATCTCCGGCGTCATCTCGGAAAGCTGCGCCTTCAGGCGGGCATAGGCGTCGGCCTTGGCCTGCGTGGCCTTGGCCTCCTGGTCGGACGCCGCCTGCGCCGCCAGCGGGGCCGTCTTGGCCCCCTCCGCCGCCGCCTCACGCTGGAGGGTTATCGCCTCCCTCATGTCCGCTATCATGTTGCGGGCGGGGCGCTGGCGATCCTCCTCCATCGCCCTCGTGGCGGAGGTGTCGCCCGGCCCGGCGTGTGCCATGACGGTCGCACGTTCCTGGTTGAGCCTCATCTCCTCGTTCCCGAGGGCTACGAGGACCTCCCTCTGGTGCTTCTCGATGTCCGCCTTGGCGGCGGCTATCCGTTTCTCGTTGTGCTCCTCCTCGGCACGCCTCAGCTCCGCCTGGGCATCGTCCAGGGCCTCCAGGGCGGGCCTCACGGCCTCGGAGAGCCCCCCGGTGGTCTCCTTGCCCGTCAGGAGCCCGTGCCACAGGCTGACGGTGCCCCCGGCCTCCACCAGCTCCAGCAGCTTGCCCGTGGTGGACTCAAGCTGCGTCGCCAGCTCGAACGCCTTGGCCCTGGACTCCTCCAGGGCGATGAGCACCTTGTTCCTGGCGGGGCGGTTCTCCAGGATGCCGACCTGGTCCTCAAGGCGCAGGTTCTCTATCTTTTCCTTCTCGGCCAGCTCGAACATCGCGCCGGAGGTGCTGACGCCCTCGTCCCCCATCTTCCTTATGGACGCCTCGGCCTTCTCGGCCTGCTCGTGGAGTTCATACAAGCCCACGACGACCGCCACGGGGGCCAGGGCGGCAAGCGCAGGGGCGGCCCCCGCCGCCTGGACGCCGAGCCGCTCGATGAGCATGCCCATCCTGCCCATGCCGGGCAGGGCCTCGAAGGTGATGCGCCCCGCCATCCTGGCGATGGTATGGTCGATGGCATCCACCCCGGCTGCGCCGCCCGCCGTGGAGCCCTTGAGGGAATCGAGGCGGGAGGACAGGTCCGACACCTGCCCCTTGAGGCTGTCTATGACGCCGTTCGCCTCCGACACGGAGGTCTTGAGGCTGCTGATGTCGCCGACGATCTGTACGATTATGACGTCCTGGTCAGCCATTCCTTATCCGTTCCCTTTCCAGCTTCCGGGCCTCCTGCACCCAGGGGGGCAACGACCTCTCGTATGCCTCGTCCACGGGCTTGAGGTCCTCGGGCTTCCTGACCCTGTGCTGCCTCGTTCCCTTCCTCTTCCGCTTGCCGAGGCCCGCCTTGGCGGCCTGAATCAGGTGGGTCGGCGGATTCTCGGCCCAATACTCAAGCAAGTCAAAGACGACCGGCAGGGGGGTCTCGTCGAACTCCCGGCTCGTCCATCCCGCCGCCGTCATCACCAGGCCCCTTAGTTCCGGGAAGCTGAGGGGCTCCGTGCTTCCCCCTTTGGTGCCAGCCCGCTCATCGCCTGGATTTCCCTGAGCATCTCGTCTATGAAGACCTTGTCGAACTCGGCACGAAGGCGCTCCACCGTCATCTTGGCGTCCGGGTTGGCATTGTTGTAGCCGTCGCAGACGAACTGGTAGTGGGCATGCTCCAGCTTCTTCAGGTCGGGCGGGCTTGAGGCAAGGCACTCCGCCTGCTTGGCCAGGAATTCGTCCGCCTCCCCGCACATGAGGGGTCCGACCTCCACTTCCAGGCCGTCCATTTTTACTGGTCTTTTTCTGACGAACATAGTTCCTCCCCGTTTTCGTCTAGCCCCGGGCCAGCACGGCACCGGGCGGGAGGAGGGCAGATGGGAGAGAAGGGGGGTCGGCTCTGCCGTTCCGGCCCCCCCGGAGAATCACGCCATGGCTAGCGTGATCCTAAGTGCTCGATATGAACTGGAGCGTCTGTCCCGAGCCGTTCTGGAACGCCGTGAAGTCCAGCTCAAGCTTGCAGAAGTCCTCGCTCTTGATGGGCATCGCAACCTTCGACGCCTTGCAGGCGAACAGGACCAGCTCGTGGTCGCCGTCGTCCGGATTCGTCAGGTAGAGGGCGAACACCGGGCGGGTGTTGACCCCCATCACCTTGTTGGTCACGAGCAGGTTGTGCCCGGTCGTGACGGTGTAGCGATAGCTGAACAGGAGGCCTGCGCCCTCGTCGGCGGAGTTGAAGAAGTACTCCCCGGTCAGCTCGTCGCAGCTATACTCCCCCTGGGCCGGGTTGACGACGGGGCTCGCCGTGTAGGGGATGGGGACGAGCTGGTTCCTGGTCCCGGCATACCACACGCCGAGGTCGGCGGCGAAGACGCCGCTGCCCGGGGGCGTTATGGTGACGGTGTCGACGGCGGGCGAAATCGTCAGGGTGTGGGGCTCGAAGTTGGCGGTCTGCGTGGACCCCGTGGCCAGGGTTTCCCCGAACACGAACTGGTTGAGCTGTTCGATGTTTATCCTGCCGGTCGTCACCTTGCCGGTTATCTTCCTTGCGGCGCTGGCGACCAGCTCCGCATCCTCGGTCGTCCCCCTCAATTCCTTGAGGGTGGTGGCGATGTCCACCGTGGCTTCCTGCACCGTGGCGAAGGAGCCCGGGACTATCAGGCTGGGCTGCGCCCCCCCGACGTTCAGGCCGTAGATGTACCCCGCACCAAAAAGGTAGGTGTCGGTCGTGTAGTTCGTTGCACTCATGATTTTTTCCCCTCTCTAAAGGGTCGAGTATTCGCTACTTTCCCCTGACCCAGACCTTCACGGGCACCACCATCAGGGCCTGCCCGTCCGTGCTGCCGTCCGCAATGTCCGCCTTGCCCGAAATCCTGGCGTTGTCTATCCCCGGCGTGCCCAGGCTGTTCTTGCCGGACGGGTCCCTGGCGGCGTCCATGGCCTCGTCGATGGCGTCCAGGATGGGGTTGATGACCTGACCGTAGATGTCGGCCTCCGGGTTCTGCCAGTCCACCTGGCAATACACCCACACCTCGTAGGCCAGGGCGTACCTGTTGGCCCCGTACCCCGCCGTCTGGCTGACGTCCTCGTCCACACGCCTTACGAACACCGCAGGCTGGAGGCTCGTCTGGGACCAGTGTTGCAAATGTTTTGAACTATAACTCCAATTAAAACAACCTTTTACAACTTGAAACAAAGCATCGTCAACTACGCTTCTTGGGACATTCATTGTTCTCTCCGAAGTTTCCGATACGAGGCATATCCAGGATACCTGGCAGCCCTTGTGGCCGTCCGTTTGGCTATGCTCTCAAAAGACAGCCTCTTGCCTTTCCACCAGGGGATACGATCCTTCCCATTGGCCGCCCAAGTAGCCTTCAGCTTGGCACAAGTTTCTGAGGAAGCCTTCTTCCCCTTGTTCCAGGGTATGCTGCCCCTCTTAGAAAGCCCAATGTTTATGCGGTGTTCACGAGAAATCTTCCTGCCCCTCATTGCAGCAGATAAAGCAGGAAATTTCTTACCACGCTTAGATGCTGCTATCTTCTCACGAGTCACTGGAGAACATGGTACGCTGATGGCAGCCAACAAATGAGCCTCATGCTCCGGGGTCCTACCCTTGGTTTTAACGATAATTGACATCTTTCTCCGTGTCTTCTCCGAATGCTTCTTGCCCCTTTGAGAAGGTGGATTTTCCCCGCCATCACTTAGGTTCCTCAAGCACCCCGTCCCCTGGTCCGCTCTGCCGTACATACAAATCAGAAACCTCTCAGCCTTGAAGGCGGACGCTTCGTCCGGCCATTCCTGAATTATAATAGCTTCCTTGCTTTCAGGAACATGGAAACGACGACCCCACTTCCAAAATGCCCTGTCTCCACTTCCTTTCCCGACGTAGTACGGCGTCCCTGCCGGAAATGTCCCATCGTATTCACGGAGCCAGAGGTAGGTGTAAAAGCCCATAATTCCTATTACTTCTTATCCTCCGAAGTCGAACCCCTCCTGGGCCGAGCCGTAGACGATCTCCAATATCCTGCTTTTCATGTCGGCCACCGCCCCTCCCATCCACCTGCGCCTCTTGGCGGGCGGGTGGGTGACCCTGGCGCGAAAAATCATGTCCTTCGTGAACCCGAAGCTTTTCTGCTTCCGCATGAACCGCTCGCCCGAGGCCCCCATGGTGCGGGGCTTGGAACCCTTCGCTGGCGTGCCATAGGCGAGCCACACAAGCGCCTTGGCATTGACGGGCCTGATTTCGTAGCTGCCCTCGCCGCCGCTCTCGAACACGTTGCCGTAGGAGGTGGTCCCGCCTCCGCCCTCCACGCCTCCCTTGACCCGCTCGCCCTCCACCTCGGCAGGGACGACCCTCACGGAGCCCGCAAGGCCCGACATACCGTGCCGGGAGAATATGCCGTAGGTGCCAGCGGCGAGCCCCCGGACAATAGCGGCCTGGAGTTCCACGGACGCCCTGTCTATGCGCCGCTTGAGGACTATCAGGGTCTTGGCGATCCCGCTGTCGAGCCTCCTCTGCATCCGTTCTGCGCCGACCAGGCTAGCCCTCATCAGCCCATCACCATCGCAGTCCTCTTGTAGTTCTCCAAAATATTCCTGAACTCGGGGGGCCAGGCCCACGACCGGTACCCCGTCACGCTGCCGGTCTGAGGGGTGCTGCGGCTGCCCTCGTCCTCACGCAGACGCTTGTTGAGCAGCACGGTGCCCGTCTTGAGCGCCCCCATGAACAGGTCCTCGGGCACCTCGTCGTATCCCCCGGGATAGGTCAGGCCGACGTTCCCGATGCCGTGGACGAAGCGGAAGGGCCTGTCGTAAAGATAGAATGGCGTCTGCCCCTGCACCCCTCCCCCGTCTCGCATGGCGATGCTGTTCCCGCCCTGCTCCACGAACCACCCGCCCATGCCGTATCCCTGGCTCTGCGGGATAGACATCCCGTTGACGGTGATGGTGACGGTGGAAATCCGTGCCGTGTCTATGGGGCCGTTCAGGACGTACATCTTGTAGGAAGCGTTACCGTCACGGACCTCGGAAAAAACGGGGGCGTCGGAGAAGTAGCCGTCCGCCCTGCCGGTCGTCCAGTAGATATAGCGGGTGATGCCGCTGGCGATGTCCTTGGCGGTCGTCACGAGGCTGTCGGGAGGGGACGACTGCTGCCCGGCGTTGGCCCAGGTCAGGATGTCCGAGGCTTCGACTATCGGGGTCATTTCGTCTCCTTCTTCGGATGGGCGGGATGCGAGGCCGGGTCCAAGGGCCTCAGCTCCACATTCACCATCGAGCGCCTCAGGACCTCCAACGCCACCGCCGACGCCGTGGCCGCCGCATCCGCCTTTTCACTTATCGCCTTGAGGGCCTCCATGATTTCCTTGTGCTGCGACTCGACCTCGTTCTTGAGGTCGGTGTGCTCCGTCCGGAAGCCGACAATGTCCACCCGGATGGCCTGGATTTCCTTCTCGACGCTGGAGAGCCTGTCCAGGGGCTGGAGTACGAGCCAGCCGATGAGGCCCGCCAAAACGATGGATGCCGCCCCGATCAGCATCCCCCGCAACTCCCGCTTGAATTCGGTAGTCATCTGGCCTCCCAAAAAACTTCGGGGCCAGGGCTCGTATCCGGCCCTAGCCCCGAAGGTGGTCGTTCAGTCAGTCGGTGATCTTGTCAGTCCTAGTCGTTGCCCACGGAGCTCAGGATGGAACCTGCCCACGGGACGTAGTTCTCAAGGGTTTCCTCGACGTAGACGCCCTGCGAGTGCAGGCGGGTGACGTAGGGGTACTTGAGGGCGTAGTAGCCTTCCCTGCACACCATGCGGAAATTCGCCGGGATGGCGTTCCCCGCAGCGGGGTAGGGGTTCGTGAATGTCGGCAGCAGGATGGTGGAGCCGGGCATCCAGGGGATGTTGATTATCGGCAGCACCTTCGAGCGTCCGAAGGCGCTGAACTTGCACTTGTAGTTCCCGATGAACGAGCCGCCGATTGCGTTGGGGTCGTTCGGGTCGCCGGTACGCAGGTAGACCGTGGTGGCTCCCGTGCTGGCCTGCCCGCTCTGCATCGCCTTCTGGAAGGGCGACATCACGTCGCTGGAAACCAGCACGGCGTCCGGGGTCGTCTGGTTCTCGACCCACTGGGTGGAGATTGCCAGCTCGACTTCCTTCACGCCGCCAGCGCCGTCGCTGTTCAGGTTCGCACCGGCCAGGTCGACGACGTAGGCCTGCGGGCCGGTGGTCCCGAGGGAGCCGACCAGCCAGGTGCAGACGCCGTCGAAGTCGCCCGTGGTGTAGCCTGCGTTCGGGGGGTTGCCGGAATAGTCGGAAGCCGCCAGGGCGCTCAGCTTCTGCGCCTTGCTCTTGTTCGGCAGGCTGGTGATGGTGAAGACGCTGGTCGTGTAGACGCCGACAAAGTAGGCGTCCGCAACCGGGGGAGAGGAGGCGTCGTCCGAGTCGATGTAGGCCGCATACCCGAATGCTCCGGGGATGGGCTGCACGGTGATTTGGACGGCCTGGTCGTCGGAAGTGGTCGTCACGACCGCCGAGAAGGCGGACGGTATGCCCGTCCCGCCGTTGTTCACCAGGCTGGTGCCATCGGCGGAGGTGTAGGCGACGGTCTGGGCAACGCCCAGGTTCTTGCCGAAGGTCGAGGCGTTGAACACGCCCCACCCGGTCAGGGGGACGACGGCGACGGCGCAGGTCTTGCCGATGCCGATGCTCCCGCCCTTCGCAAGGGCGATGCCGGGGGCCGCAGGCTGGGTCGTGGTCAGGACGAATCCGTTCTGGCCCGATGCGCCCGTCCCGCTGTTCCCGAAGATCGCCATCCTCTCTTCGAGGTTGAGCAGGACGTTGAGGGACGCCAGCCGGGCGGTGCCCAGGTTGTCGTTGTGTCCCCGTCCAGCGCTCTCCGCCTCGAAGGTCACGGAAGCGTCCGTGCCCATGGTGACGTAGTTGGCGCTGGTCCTGCGGGTCGGGATGTTGATGTACTGCGAACGGCTGCCCTCGGCGATGGACGGCAGGACGTTGGTTCCGGGCGTCAGTACCTGGTCCCAGGTCGTCTGGAGGCCGCCGACTTCCTGGCCCAGCTCGGTCGGGCTGACACGGGGGATCATGTCGAGCAAGGGGTGGAACACCGCATAGGTGTTCTTCGCCGTTTCCTCCAACTGGAGGAAGTTGAGGCCCGTGCCCGTTGAGATGGAGTTTGCGTTCGCCTTGCTCAGGCTCTCGCTGAACTCCCTTACCAATTCTTGGATTTCGCTCTGCTCGAACATGTTGTTCTCCTTGTCCGCCCCTGCGGGCGGTCCGTCATCGGTCAAAAAATCCCTTTCCTACGCCTTCTTGCTCAGCCTCTGCGCAGCGGGGACGTAGTCGTTCCGCCACTGCGATTCCTGGGCCTTCAGGACCTTGGCAGCGTCGGTGCCGCCCGGCGACGCCATGGCCTTGACGTAGTCTTCCTTCTTGAGTTCGTCCGGGACGGGGGCTTCGGTCCCGTTGTCCTTGGCCTTCGTCACAGCCTCGGCCTTGACGAACGGCTGGGCGGTGGAGCGGTCGCCGATCCCCTTGGCGATGGCCTTGAGGCTCTCCTTCACCCCGTCCTTCACCAGCTTGGAGATTTCGTCCTTGTCCACCTTGCCGGCCGGGGTCTCTGCGACGACGTTCTCGGAGTGGGGCTCGAACCCGGCATCGTGCTCGGTGCTCTCGGGCCCCCCGCCGATGACCTTGGCGATTCCGTCGAGGTGCTCGTGGGCGGCCTTGTGGAAGCCTGCGCACTTGGCGTTGTGGGCGTCCAGGTGGTCCCTGAGCGACTTGATCTTGTCGTGGATGCTCTTGCGAGCGGCCTTGCTGAGTTCGTCTGCCATTTCGGTGCCTCCCACCATTTTCTCTAGCTCATCTAAAGAGCCGAGTATTCCAGATATGTCCCCGTCGCCCTCCAGGGCGTCCAGGGCCTTCCACAGCTCGTTTGCGGCGCTGCACTTCTCGTGGCTGGGCAATTCCAGCCCCTCGGACTCGTACAGGCGCTTGAGTTCCGCCAGCGCCTTCTCCTTGTCCGGGCCCTCGTAGACATTGCCCCTATACCCAACCGTAAGAGCGGCATACGCCGCCCCCATCAGCCTGTGGGACGGCTTCCCGGACTCGTCCGAGACGGGAAGGTGGTCGGGGGCGACGAGGTAGCGGACGCCCTTGGCGACCCCGTCCTCGTTCGCTGGCGTGCCAGATGTGGCCTTTCCTGCCAGCTCCGCATCCACCTGGTCGTGTATCCCGGGGTGAATCCTCTCCTCCGCCGCTTCCTCGGCGGGGGACTCCGCCTTGGAGCATCCCTCGCACTTGCCGTCCACCAGTGCCTTGCCGCACTTCCCGCACTTCTCGTCCACGTTCGCCTTCCCCAGGGGGATGGGAGCCTCCGTCCCCTTGCCTGCGCACTTCCTCAGTTCCGTGCTCCCGTCCGCCTTGACCACCGAGAAGTAGGCCTCGGGGTTGGAGGGGTTGTCCACGAGGCTGATTTCCGCAACGGCGGGGACGTACCACTGGTAGCCGCCCTCGACCCACCTGTCCTTGTATTTCCCGCCGATGGAGAATCCCGTGTAGACGCCGGTCGCCAGCTTCTCCTTGGCGACGGGGTCCACAACCCTCGCCGCAACCTCGACCTGCTTGAGTTCGTCGTGGAACGTCATGTTGGTCAGGAGCCCTGCGGCGGTGTGGGGGTCGTGCTGCTCCCGGACGTTGCCCACGGATTTGCCGTGCGTGGCCTTCGAGATGTTCGCCGACCAGACCTCCAGCTCGGGCTTGGACCTGTCGTAGTGCATCCGCTCGCCGTCGCTGTCGACCGCCTCGGATGCGGCGACGCCTATGGCTATGCCCTGGATGGGGTCGTACTTGGTCAGCGGGATGTAGATGGTCTTGTCGAATTTCATTCCAAATCCTCGATGCACGGGGAGGACAGGAGTCCATGCTGAGGGCATTCACCTCCCCGTGCCCGTGCTCTACTTAAGGTTCCCGTATTCCAGACCCAGCCGCAGACGCATACCACCCTGGACCAGGGAAAGGGCTTGGTCAGCATCCTCCTGCACCGGGGGCAGGTCATCACGCACATCGCCGTCCGCCTATTTCTTGCCCACGAACCTCATCGACCCGTCCCTGAGCACCTGCCTGGTCACCAGGGGGAGGGGCTCCGAGCCGGTGAGGATGGAGCCGGGGTCCGCCAGGATTTCCTCCGCCCCGAACCGGGCCACGATGACCACTGCGGCGGGGTAGTTCATCGGCGACCGTTCCATCACCAGCTCCACCGCCCTCGTCCATCGGGCATCCCTCCGCCTGCCGGGGACGAACGCCTCCCCGTACTCCTCGACCATGGACTTGGCCGCCTCCGGTATGTAGCCCCGGGACACAAGGGACGACGACGCCGTTTCCTCGCCCATCATTCCTCCTCCTCCGTCCCCACGACGAATATCGAACAAGAACAGCGCACATGGGAATCGAGCGTGGACCTGGCCCCGCTCGGGAACGGCTGGCCCAGCTCCACTTCCTCGCCGTCGTTGAGAAGGCAATTCTCGCAGGGGTTGGCCCCCGTGGCATCCCACCCGATTTTCTTTACGACGCCGCTCCGCTTCCAGAAGTCCAGCGCCGAGCCCATCTGCGCATTGGAGACTTCCTGGCGGGCTATCAGCTCCGCCCTGGCGTCGCTGAATATCCCCGCCTCGCCCTTCTCCAGGGCCTCCTTGACGCTGGCCTTCAGGCCCTCGGCGTCGGTGGCCTCGGAGAGCGCCTTGACGAGGATGGAGTTGAGGTCGTCCCGGGTGGTGTCGGTGATGGCCCACTTGGCATCGGGGTTGTCGACGAGGCTGCCATCGGGAAGCACCCTCTTGCCCACCATCTCGGCGGCACGGTTCCTGGCGTACTCCGAGGCCGCCTTGTTGCAGTCGGCGACCAGCGGGCTGTCCGACATGTCGAGGGACAAAGCGCCCTGCATGCCGCCCGACTCGCCCGCCATCACGAGCGCCCCCTGGGACTCGCCTATCACGGGCTCGAACTCACGGGCGATGCGGTTCCAGTACTCGCTGTCGCCGAAGCGGGCCTCTCCCGCCGCCTTGTCGACCGGCATCAGTTCCGGGGCATGCTCGATGGCCAGGGCCTTCGCCTTGGCGAAGCACGCCCTCAGGGACAACTGGAGCCTCGCCTTGGCTATCTCGGAGTTCCTGGTCAGCTCGGGGGAAATCCTCGGACGGGAGCCCTTCGCCAGCTTTCCCGCCTTCCCTCTGCCCCGGTCGGCGGGAGGCCCGGGGCTACCTGCTTTTGGGGGCTTCCCCTTTCCCTTGGGGGGAGAAGCCCCCGGGCCGCCGTCCTTGCCGTCTGGTTTTTGGTCAGGGCTTGCTGGCGGCCCGTGCGGCTTGAAGTCGTCGACGCTCATCTGGTCGGTGACCTCCAGGGGTACAGCCCCGGTGGGCGTGATGATGAAGTGCTGGTCGGCCCACGGGGCGTCTATCTGGTCCATCCCGTTGGACTCGGCGATGTCGTTCCAGGTCTGGAGCCCGTGCCCGAAGTTGGATGCGTCCGCCTGCGCCGCCTTGGCGACGTCCTCGGTCTTGTGGGGCTCGGGCACCGCCTCCATGTCGCCGTAACCGACCTTCTCCAGCACCTCGTCCAGGAGGTCCTTGCACCAGTCGACGTAGGGCTCCAATCCCTCGATTTCGGCGGTTTCGCTCATGTTCTGGGCGGTCGCACGGTTGACCTGCTTCACGAAGGCGGTCGGGCTCATCCCGAGGCAGTAGCAGAACACCCTGGCCAGCCAGTCGTCGAAGTCGTCCTTGAGCACGGTGTCGTTCAGCTTGGGGAAGATGATGTTGGGCTGCTTGTCGCCGCCGTAGCTGGGCAGGAAGAAGCCCTTGCGCCGGTTGCGGGCGTTGCCGCTCAGGATGGAGTCCAGGTAGCCATTGACCTCCTCCACCTTGGTGATGGGCACGTCCGGGGGCATGAAGGCGATGAACTCGAACGACATCCCTGACCTGTAGAACGCCGCCTGGAAGTCCAGGCGTCCGAGGGCCAGGGCAATCATGACCAGGGCCTGCTCCACCGGGCTGAACCCGTACTTCCTGTAGGTGAGCCGGTTCCGCACCGCATAGATGAACTCGGTGTCCATGAGCTGCTGTGCGGGGAATCCGTAGGGCG